TGGCGAATGGGATTGGGATCTATTAGCTAATGAATGGAACACGGATAAATTGGACGAATGGGGGTTAGATTTACCCGTTAATTCAGCAACGGAAGATTTATCAAATGTACAGTTCGAAGACGTTTATTATATTCCTGAAGAAAAACCAAATATTTCATTAATTGATTGCGTAGATTTAACAAAATTCAATCAAAAAATAAAATTAATAAACGATAGTAAACTAAACGAAGAACAAAAAAATATACTTACTTTATTTGCGTATAGATTTATTAAAATTGATTTTGAAAATGTAGCAAATTATTATTTTTTCAACGCAAACGAAGACGAAAAAAATGTAATTGAACGTTTAAGATTAGTTTTGTGCGATAACGGAATTAATGGATTTATCGAAGACGATTTATTACGAGTTCACAATTTAATAAACGGTTGGAATGATTGATATTTTTATTCCGTCATATCACAGGTCGGACAATTTAAAGACTGTAAATTATTTTTTAAAAATCGGTTGGGAAAATAAAAATATTCATGTATTTATTGACGATGAAACGGACGATATTGATCTATATAAAAACGAATCAAATAAAAAAGGTTTTAACTTGCATATTTTTAACATGAATGAAGCGAGGCAAAAATTCGATTACGTTCACCGACCTAGCGTATCACGGAGGAGTGCGGGACAAGCGAGAAATATGTTTTACGATATAGCCAAAAGTTTAAATATAGATTTTTATATCGTCCAGGACGACGACACAAACGCCTACGAAATAAAATACATGGGGAAATATAGAAGACTAGCAAATTTCGAAGATATTTTTAACGTATTCGAAGGTATTAAGGAATTCATGTTGCGTCAGAAATTAGGAATTTTCGGAATAAGTCAAACGGGGGACGCAATAGGGGGAACGAATAAAAAATTATTGCGAAATAAAGTAATGAATACAACATTTATAAACACGAATTTTATTTATAGAGGCGAAAAAGGAGTTCAGGACAACGACACAAGTCAATTTGTCGGTATAATGAATGAGGGTTTATTTATGGGTTCGTTAGGGGACGGATTATTTTTAAAACAAACGCCATCGGCAAAAGCAAAAGGCGGATTAACTGATCTTTATAATGAGTGCAAATTATTAAACAAATCGCTTGTTTGCGTTATTCAATTCCCGTCCGCTATTCATGCAGAAAAACAAGAAAAAAACGGAGGACGATTACACCACAATATAAAAAGTCGTTATTTATATCCTAAACTAATTAAGACAAAAAACGTTTCAAATATTGCATGGAATACATACGACGAAGATATTAAATTCAGTAATGAAAGAAAATTAAATTATACAGTGTAAAAACAAAGTAATGGAAGGAAAAAACGGGGGTACATTAAAACCTTTTGAACAGGGCGAAAGCGGAAATCCAAACGGACGTCCAAAAGGATCCAAAAACCGAAGCACAATAGCGCGACAATGGTTAGAAGTTAACCAAAATTCAAAAAATCCAATTACAGGTGAAAACGAAACGATGTCGCAAGAAGATTTAATGACGTTGGCGTTAATCAAAAAAGCCAGGGACGGAGACGTAAACGCATACAAAGCGTTAATGGATTCAGGTTACGGCGCACCCGTTCAGCAAATTGAACAGCAACAAACGACAGTTGATTTAAGCGAGTTAACTACGGAGGAAATAAAAGCCTTTTTAAATAATGAATAATGAACAAAAAAACGAACTTAAAAAAGCGCTACAAATCGAGTTATGTCGTAGAGAATTTTGGGCTTTTTGTTTGTTTGTCGATTTTGATTTTTTCACCAATAGAAAATTTTTACAGGAAATTGCGGAAGCGTTTCAGCAAGTTGAAGAGGGTAGAATAAAATCGTTATCGGTATCCATGCCTCCACGTGCGGGAAAATCTTATATTACTAGCTTATTTTGTGCGTGGACGTTAGGACGCAATCCAAGCGACTCAGTGATGCGAAACACGTGTACCGCTACCTTATATATTAAATTCAGTTACGACGTACGTACGATAGTTAAAAGCGATAAATTTAGGATCGTATTTCCTGAAGTTAGATTGAGCGACGATAAGGCAAATTTGCAAGGGTGGAATACTAACTATTCAAAACAAGTTGGCTATTTTGGCGCAGGAGTTGGCGGTACAATTATTGGTTTTGGTGCAACGAAAGTTGCGATTACCGATGATCTTTACAGGGGGCTCGAGGACGCTTTGAGCGATACAGTGAACGACCGTATTTTACAATGGAAACAATCGACTCACGACTCACGCTTTGAAAGTGGTTGCGCCCGTATTGATATTGGCACCCGTTGGAGTTTAAAAGACGTTATCGGAGTTAATATTGAACAAAAAATTTACGAAAAATCTATAATAGTCAGCGCCTTAACGGACAAAATGGAATCGTTTTGCGAAAATGTGATGACGACAAATGAATATTTGGAGAAAAAAAAGCGTACAAATCCCGATATTTGGGAGGCGGAATACCAACAAAGCCCGGTCGATATTCAGGGTAGATTATTCGATAATTTAAACTTTATTAGCCAACAGGATTTTGACGAAATAAAAGCAAATAATACAATAGATGGAACGTTAGCATATATCGACGTTGCGGACCAGGGTAAAGACTTTACAGCGTTAGCCGTTTGCGCCTTAATTAACAAACAATTGTATTTAATAGATTACGTATTCAGCAGGGAAAACACGGATACGACTTTACCAAAATGTGCGGGTAAATTAAACGAACATAACACTTCGTATTGTCGTGTCGAGTCGAATTCAATGGGTGCAATGTTTAGCAGGCAATTACAAAAATTAACGCCAACGACTAGAATTTTACAAGTTCATAACACTACAAATAAAGATACTCGAATTATAATGAATTCAAGTTATATCCAAAACAAAATAATTTTTGTAAAAACGGAGACGCCCGAAAATCATTTATTTATTGAAAATTTAGTTAGTTATTCAAAGGAGGGACGGAACAAAAATGACGACGCCCCGGACTGTTTAGCAGGCTTATCGATATTTATTCAGTCAATGTTTAAAAATAATTTGTAAATAATGAAAAAATTTGTACGTACTTTTGTATTTAATAAAAATTTGGTATGGATATAAACTTTTTAGAACGGTTTTTTGGAGTTACATTTAATCAAACGGGTAGATATATCGACCAAACGCGCCAATTGTTACCAATTCAGTCGCAAATTTGGGGAAAAAAAGACGCAATTTGGATTGATACGACGGATAGTTGGAGGCTATTTTTAGAGATTCCTGAATTAAGGACCGTAATAAATAAAAGGGCGTCCATGATGTCGACTAATATTCCTTGTTTATACGATAAGGACGGCAATAAAGTCGAAGATCATTGGTTACTTGATCTTATAGCGCACCCGAACGCCGTTCAAAGTTGGAGCGATGTCGTTTATTCTTTGTCAGTTCAGGACGCTTTATATAGCAATTCATTTGCATACGCACCCGTTCGTTCATTTGGAGTACGGAATTTAATGGTACCGTTGCCAGCGTCAAAAGTTAAAATCCATACTACGGGCAAGCGTTTGAATTTTATGGACGCAGACGATTTAATCGATAAATTTACATTTAGGTACGACGATAACACGGATGAAAATATTCCGTGGATTGATATGGTTTATTTAACTACCGATGACGGCATGAATATTATTAAACCCGTTTCCAGGATTGATACGTTAAAATATCCTTTATCAAATATACGGGCACAATATCACAAAAGAAACGTATTACTTGAAAATATTGGCGCTATTGGTATTTTAAGCGCACAACAGAACGATTTAGGGGGCGCGATACCTATGACGCCTGAAGAAAAAACTACGATACAACGCGATTGGTATAAACGGCAAAAGGACGAACTAATAATTACTGAAGCGCAAGTTAATTGGCAACCGATGTCGTTTCCAACAAAGGATTTAATGTTATTCGAGGAATTAAGCGCGGACAAATTAGCTATAATTGATACGTACGGCATGAATGCGAATATATTTAGCAGCGATAAAGGTAGTACGTACGACAATGTAAGGGAATCGATTAAAATGGTTTACCAGGATACTATAATTCCGGAAACGCAAGCGATGTACGATTCATTAATGCACCAATTCGGACTCGATAAATTAGGTTATTATTTAACGGCAGATTTTAGCCATTTACCAATATTACAGGAAGACGAACAGGCAAACGCAAACACGTTAAGAACACGAGTCGACGCGGTAGAAAAATTATTAAGTTTAGGATTAATAGATACAGACGAAGCAAAAATAATAATAGGATATGAAAAATAATATATACAGCACAAAACAGGCTAGCGAAATAAAGGATTTAAACAGCGAAAAGCGTGAGGTTGCCGTTTACTTATCTATATTCGACAATATCGATAGCGATAACGATGTGATCACAAAGGGAGCGTTTACAAAATCAATTTTGGAACGTGGCCCCGATTCAATCACTAATCGTAAAATAGCTTTTTTAAGGCACCACGATTGGCAACAGCCTATCGGAAAATTCTTAAGGCTCGAAGAGGACGTTAAAGGATTATTCGCAGTCGGTCAATTGGGACGTTCAACAATGGGCGAAGACGCGTTTAAAGATTACGAGGACGGAATTATACGCGAACATTCTATTGGATTCCAATATATAAAAGACAAAGTAAATTTTATCGAGGATAAAAATTTAGACGGTGGCGGTTACCACCAAATAAACGAAGTAAAATTATTTGAGGGTTCGGCGGTAACTTTTGGATCCAACGAAGAAACGAACGTAATTGATGTAATAAAAAGCCAAAATAAAACGGATTACATTAATAAAATAACAAATGAATTAAACGTACAGGTTAAAGCGTTAAGCAACGGCAAAGGGTCCGATGAGCGTTTGTACGAAATAGAAATGAAAATCAAATATTTAAATAGTCAATTAGTATTACTTGCTTTGTCGGAACCAATTGTAAAAAATTATTCCGTAATTAGCGAGCCAATTATAAAAGGCGAAAATTTATTTGATTGGAATAAAGTAGTAAATAATATTAATTTTAAAAACTTAAAAAAATGAGTGAAAATTTAACACCGGAACAAGCGGACATTATCGCTAACTTAACACCGGAAGAGGTATTACAAAGAATCAACGGTTTATTCGATTCAGCAATGGAAACGATGGCGACAGTTGAGCAGGTCGAAGAATTAAAAAGCGCAGTAAATTCGCTTAAAAATTTAGACAAAAAAAATTCAGAAATGGAAAAAACAATCGCAAGATTCGAGGGAAAACTTGAAGCGATGAGTTCGAAAGCGGTTAACAATGTTGAGGCACCGAGCCGTTCATTAGGGCAAGCGATGGTTAAAAGTTTTGCGAACAATCACAAAACAATTTTAGATACTATCGAAAAAGGACAAACGTTTAATTTAGACGTTAAAACGGATACAACAATTACAGGCGACTATACAGGAAATATCGCATTAAGCGTATTAGATCCTGAAGTTAATCGTATTGCTCGACCTACACGTAGAATTTTAGAAATTGCAAACGTAGGAACAACGACTTCGAAATTTGTAACTTACATTCAGCAAACGGTACAATCGACAGGAACGTGGATAGCGGAGGCGGCTGTAAAAGCGCAAGGTCAGGTTCAATACCAGGAAGTTTCGGTTGAGGTTAAAAAAGTAGCTGCGACTTTAAAAGTTTCAAAGGAAATGATGTCGGATTTAGCGTTCGTTTCAAGTGAGGTTAATATCGAATTAATGGCAAACGTTGAACAAAAAATCGATTATTCTTTACTTAACGGAGCAGGCGGTACGGATTTAGTTGGATTAGTTTCAACAGCGACGACGTGGGCAGCGGGTACCTTTGCCGGTACAATTACACAACCGAACGTTAGTGATGTTATTCGAGTTGGAAAATCACAATCGGAGGGTTTAAATTTTTATCCTACGCACGTAGTTTTGCACCCGTCAGACGTTGCGGCTATTCAGTTGACAAAATCCACGACAGGCGAATACACGTATCCAATATTTTTACCTACAACGGGCGAAATGATGATCGCAGGATTAATAATCGTACAAAGTAATAATATTACAGCGGGTACTTTTTTAATTGGTGATTTCTCAAAGGCAAACGTTAAAATCCGTGAGGCGGTTAATATGTCAGTAGGTTACGTAGACGACGATTTCCAACGAAACATGGTTACTATACTTTGCGAGGCTAGATTAGTTAACTACGTTAAGGCAAACGACACAGGCGCGTTTATTAAGGGAGTTTTCGCAACTTGTATCGCAGCGCTTTAATTTAACAATCGATAAATTAATTTAAAATGGAAAAAAAACCACGTAAGCGCAAAACTTTGGATATTTCAATCGATACAAAAAATATTGATATTGAAATTAACAGGGACGAAAACGGTAAGTTGAATGTAGATATTGACACGAAAAAAATTGACGTTAAATTTGAAAAAGACGGAGACAAAAAAACGCTTGATATTGAAATTAACGACGATGAAACGTATCATTTTGTAAGCAATGGCGAAGCGCCAACGATGAAAAAGGGCACGATTTGGGAAGTTACCGGAGCGATGTTAAGGATATTTTTGAAAAAAGGATTAGGAAAATTAAAATAATATAACTATGTTTTTAACGCCCGCAGATTTTACAAACAAATACGAGTTACATACAGGAATATACGACGTTGCTAAATTGCAATCGTATATTGATATTTACGAAGGGAGGTATTTACGCCAATTATTTGGAGCCGTTTTATATACTGAATTTATTTCGGATTTAGACGCCAATTTTGAGCCGATTTCGCCTAACTTTAAACAAATATTTTTTCCGTTTTATGAGGACGTAACTTTATACGAAATGTTGGATTCGCAGGGCGTAATAGAAATGTTAAAAGGTTTTATTTATTTCGAATACTCAAAGGATCTTTATAATCAAATGACGCCATACGGAAACGTTCGTCCAAATGCCGAAAACAGTTCGGTTGTGAATACCTTACAAACAATGATTTACGCACGTTATAACGAAGCGGTAACGACATACAGGGCAATTAGAAACTACATATTTTTAAATTTTAATTTGCCTACAAATCAAGCCGTTTCGTTTTCCTTTTATAATGCGGGTACAGGATACAGCGACGACATCGTTACATTAGTGAACGTTTCAGGCGAAGTAACTGTTATTAACGTTGCGAATATTGGGACAGGATACACGACAAACAACGGAGTCGCAACATCGGGGGGTTCGGGTACAGGCTTAACAGTTGACTACGTAGACGATGGAGCGGGTGGTATATTAAGCGTATCAGTTGATAATCCAGGAACGGGCTATATTTCAGGAAATGTCGTTACAATATTAGACGGCAACAACGATGCAACGGCAACAATCACAACGGCGACACCTTTGCAAATTGGTTCGGGTTGCGAAGTTCAAACGACTTGCAATCCAATCGGAGGTGCGTTTCTTAATAGCATAACGACGGCAGGAACGCTTTACGTTACCGCTTTAGGATTACCTACCACGGGAGGCACGGGAGGCGGTTGTACGGTAAATATCGTTGACGATACGTTAGGCGGGATTAGTAGTTTAGTAATTGTCGATAAGGGATCAGGATATACGGTCGGGGACATTTTAACCGTTACAGGCGGTGCAAATGACGGTACGTTTACACTTTTATCGGTTACCAATGGCGAGATTACGAATTTAGTAGTTGTTGAGGGTGGCGTTAATTACGAGGTCGGGGATTTTGAGCGTATTCCAGGAGGCAACGACGATGCGGTGGTAGAAGTTGTTTACGTTGGTAAAGGACATTTTAATACGTTTAACGGACAGCCGAAAGGTTTTAATTATTGGATATGACAAAGGAAGTTTCGCAGTTAATTAAGGATATTGTTTTAGACATGAATAACACTATATTCGGAGTGTACGATTCAGTTAATTTGCGGACTAATATTTGCGACACAAAATGGGCACGAATAGGCAAAACGGTTACGAATTCAACAGGTGACGAATATCGTATTACTAATATGATCGTTGACGAGTGGATTCAGGTAACGCCCGTTACGCCAAACGCCCCAATTTTGGAGGATCTAATAAATTTACCAAATCCGTTTTGGATTACAGGAACGAAAATAGCTACGAATCGCGAATGGACTATTTCAGGAAAA